TCCTAGAAAAGTAAAGTTTGTGTTTGGAATTGTAAGAGGATACATTTCAATATCATCCGCCAATAAACCTAGTTCTTTTCTATAATCGTCGTATATCTGTTGAATTCCGGCATTATGATTTCCCCAAATAAAATACTGATGTTTGCACGGAATATGCACAATTCTTTTGGCATACGCTAGAGAATTATCAAATGCACCAATCACAACATCACCGAGATTAAACACAATGTCATTTGGTCCGATATGTTCGTCCAACATTTTGTGCGTATGTTCGTATGCTTCATTTATATTGGAATAGTTTCTTGGGCCAAGAATGAATGGCTTGTTATGACCAAGGTGCAGATCGGAAACAAACCATATCTTTTGGTCTGCACTTTTAAGGCTGATCTTTTTCACTTGATGGTGTTCTTGAAGTTTTCAACCAAACTGGTAATATTCATCTTTCCTACTGGGTTCATACTATGAACAACATAGTGCGGAAAGTTTGTGTCTTCATTCATACACTTTTCAATCAGCCACTTGGCACAATGATATCCCGTTTTCTCTTTGAATTCACTTCTTGGGTTAGCACCATAATGCTCTTCTGCAAGGTCGTGATCAAAGGCAACATATGATGGGATGCCATTCTTTGAGATATGCTCAACGAATTGATCATAGTTACGCACAATTTCCCAAGGACCATCTGGTAGTTTTACCCAAGTCACTTGCTCTGGTTCTCTTACATCATCAAGAAATAGTTTATACATAAAAACAAAAATATTATTCTAAGTATTGTATATGTCAACCAGAATATAATTTTTATAAAAATTTCCTCAAATAAAAAGTATTGACAAGACGATATATCTAGATAATTATAGTTGTCGTTCTTTGAATCACTTTTAGAAGCGTGTAGGGTAGTTAAAAGAGTCGTTGTTTGTAAAACTTGCGACTATTCTCACATAACATCATAGTAGGCATCAAGTTTTATTCTTGTCTAAATAGCCGAAGTTGTTGGGATAGGATGAAATACCCGAATGTATTTCCGGTGCCGGTGCCCAAACACCTAGCCCCTACACGTTTTCTATTTTTTATTATGGGCGTGTTCTGGATTCTACTATATAGTGTAGATGCAGTCCGCATGCACAGAGTCTAATGTCTCTGTATAATACCCGTTGGAAAAAATAAATGCTAAGAGAAATCTTGCTAAGACATCGTTCCTAAGCGTAAGCCGTAAGAGCGAAGTTGCTGTAGCCTAAGTTGCTACCCGTTTTATCTATTGACGCAGATATATAGAATAAAACGCTCGACCATCTGCTTGCTGTTGTAAGGACGAGGGTCGTAACAACAGCGAGAAACACGAGTCCTCAACTTCTAAGTGGTGCTCTACCAAACTTAGTCGGATTATAAGAGATAAGCATGTATATGGTTGTAGTTATATTATACAGCACAGGGGTTCAACTCCCCTCACGTCCACCATTTTATATATTGACATAAAAGATTTTATATCATATAGTTATCGGTACTTTGCGAAAACCGTGAAGAATAATAACTAAATATAAAATAAATATGAAGAAATATATTACTAAACTAATCGTAGGATTGATTGCGATCACATCAGTTTCTTTCTCCCAGACAGTATCGGCTACTGCTGGATTTGAGAGTGACTATGTATTTCGTGGTGTAGCTGGAGGAACCAATGTAGGTACTTCCGAAGTCACCGTCAATCTACCATCTAAGACCAGCTTGAGTGTCGTCGGTCTATGGGATTTTGATAATCTAAATACAACCGTTCGTGAACTTGATGTGGCCTTGACTCAAGGATATACTATTGACAAGGCAACTACACTCAAGGTTGGTGGCGTGGGATATTTTTACCCCAAGGCTGCACCAGCAAAGGGCGAAACAAATTATAGTGTTGAAGTGTTCGGATCTCTGGCTTACGATGCTTTTTTGAGCCCAACCGTAGCAGCAGGATATGACCTGAATCTGCGTCAGGTGTTTGCTGAAGGCTCTCTCAGCCAGCCAATCAACCTCTTCCTGCTCGCCAAGGGATTCAAGCTGGTTCCTGCTGCTACTCTTGGATGGGTTGGTGCCAAGGATGCTCTACCAGAGCGCCGTGGTGGCCCAGTCAAGGATTCGTATTATTACCTAACTGGTAAACTGGACTTGGTGTATGAAGCCAAGAATGTTGTTGTTGGTGCTGGCTATCGCCATAACTACCTCAACAACTCTGTCACAACCAACAATAGTTGGCTTGGTGGATTTGTTACCGTCAAGTTTTAATAACATATCATAAACTGGTTATAATCAAGAGCCTCACACGAGGCTCTTTTTTATTGATTTGACAACAGCATTTTACCGTATAATATGTATTGTATGATTTTACCATCTAATATTACTCCATCGCTATGCTGTATCCATACAGGACTACAAGAGCATAAAATCAAGTTCAATGTAATGACATATGCCCAATATAAGAAGTTGGGTAGCAAGGTTGCTATGAAAGTGCTTGCTGATCGTTCATTGAATAATATTAAGACTATTCGTGCTATTCTTGGCGAGTGTGCGGTTAATAACTGGAATTACCGCATTGGTAGTAATGTTTTTCCATTGATGACGCACCCAGATCTGGAGTTTACTGTGGATGATTTTTATAACGCTGAAGAAATATACTCGGAATTCAGAGCAGCCGCTAAGATCATACAGGACAATAACATTCGTTGTAGCATGCATCCTGACCAGTTTGTTGTACCTGCCAGTCCAAATCCAAAAGTTGTTGAAAACTCTATACGAGACTTGGATCAACACGCTATGATTATGGATATGCTTAATTTACCTCGTTCATACGAAGCACCGATTAATATTCATATGAACTGTTATAACAATGGTAACTATGCCGAAACAACAGATAGATTCCAGAAAGTATATCATAATATGAGCGACGGTGTGCGTAGTCGTTTAGTATTGGAGAACGAAGACAAGCTAAAGAGTTGGAGTGTAATGGCATTGTATGAAAACACATACAAGCGACTGGGTATTCCAATTACATTTGATAATCTGCACCATATGTGTAATCCAGACTCAACCAGCGAAGAGTTTGCGTTTGATACAGCACTATCAACTTGGCCAACCGGAGTTATTCCGTTGTTTCATTTCAGCGAATCATTGCCCGGCAAAAATCCGCGTGCTCACGCCGACTTTCCTACTATGATGCCGTCTATTTATGCCAACTACAAAGGCAATCTACATCTTGACTTCGAGTTCAAGATGAAAGAACTTGCTATAAATAAGATTTCACGCGAAAGTTTATTGACAATCTGCGAGTAATCTACATACTGTATTTATCTTATTCAACATAAGAATAATAAAACACAAAACTAATAAAACATATGACAAAGACAACTAAGACAAAGAATGGTCGCAAGGTCAATACATACATCAAGAACGAGAACTATGCTCTTTCTTTCACTCGCCCGGTTAAGGGTGTTAAGGATGAAAGAATGCATCTCAATGTCACTGGAATCAATCCTCTGACCAAGAAGATGAGCAAGGTTCGCCTTGATGGTCGCGCTGTTGCCGCTCTTCGCAGAATGCTTGCGGCCTAATAAAGAATAACAAAGGTTATGCCAAAACCCACAGTCTAAACACTGTGGGTTTTTTGTTGACACTTAGTATAGCCATAGTATGCTTGTTCTATGAAAATAGACATACAGTCTATAGATAGAAACTCTTTTATGGTTCACCAGCATCTCGTTGGTGAGCACGAGTGCTATTTGATTCAACCTATTCATATCGGAGCGACTTGGAACAAGCAGAATCTTATCTTTAGATCTTCACTGTGGGATAAGGAAGGAAATCCTGTTTCACTGAGTTTCAAGAAGTTTTTTAACCTTGGTGAAAAGCCTGACATATCACCCACACCGTCTTCTCTCGTTGGTTCAAGAATGATTGAGAAGTTGGACGGTTCTACGCTTATATTCTCAAGATATAAGGGGCATACTGTTATTCGTACAAGAGGAACGACAGATGCTCGTAGGCAAGAAAACGCACACGAAATAGATGTATTGCTAAATAAGTATGCCAAGTTTATATCATATCTTGAAAAGCAAGACACCACTCAGCATTCTTATATCTTTGAGTGGCTATCTCCTACCAATCGTATTGTATTAGATTATGGCAAAGAGCCCGATATGGTTCTTATTGCCGCAATTGTACACGATGACTATTCGCTTGTAGACCAGCACTCACTAAACCATATTGCCAGAAACTATAACTTTCGCCGCCCAAAGTTTTATAATTATAACTCCATCGACGAATTACAGAAGGCAGTGGTTGATATGCGGGACTTTGAGGGCATATGCCTGTATTACAACGACGAACAGGATATTCTAAAGATCAAGAGTGCTCAATACTTGTATCTGCATCGCGCCAAGAGTGAAATCTCAAGCATAGAAAAGGTAATTGATGTATATATTGATTGGTTTATGGACCGTCATACACTATCTCACGAACCTACTGGCTATACTGAGTTCTTTGATTATCTTACGCATAAGTTTGACTACGAAATAGCAAATATGGCAATCGGGCATATTTCACGCATATGCGATGCGATGAAAGAAGTTCATACCATAATGAACGCACTGTTTGCTTTTGCCGCCGCTCGTTCTAAAATGCCACGCAAGTTTGCTGCCGCAGAAATATTACAAGCACATGGCAGCACAGGCAGATCTGCGATTGTATTCAAAGTGCTTGACGGTAAGCCAATAACAGCAGATGACTACAAGAAAATCTTATACCAAGTTCTTAAATGATCATCACAAACTTTCCTGCGGTAGTAAAACAAACTATGGTTCTCGCAGTGATGCGTTGCGTGATGCGAGAAGAATATTATCTGAATACAGATCAGCAAAAACTCCATACAAGTGCGGTTATTGCGGATACTGGCATTTAGCAACAAAATACGACTAATAAATTTTTATTTTATATTTATTTATGATGGCAAAACCTAAAACCGAATATACCGACAAGATCGCCAAGAAGTTAGAAGTTGGAGATGTTGTTGTTTCATCCACTGGAAAAAAACTAACCGTTACAAAAACAATACAAAAGGCCAACAAGACCATTATATTGTTTGATGATGATATGGAGATCGACTTTGATCCATACTTCAGGTTTGAAAAAGTTGTAGTTTAATGCCATGAACAAAGTTCAGCAAAACATAGAAATATCAAAGATATTTGGGTGGCAGGATATGTCAAAAGGTGGAGGCATAATGTGGCATCCTACTAACGGTGGAAAAGTTGTAGCACATTCTAAAGCATACGAAGCCAGAAAAGAAATGAAACTACCATTAGAGGATGCCGTGCTACCAGATTATACAAGAGATCTAAATGCTATGTATGAAGCGGAAAAGACTCTGACGGAAGATCAGTGGCCTATTTATGAAAAGCATCTTGAAGTCGCGCCCAGAAAAATTCATGCGTCAGCAGATCAAAAAGCAATAGCATTCTTAAAAACTTTGGGTAAATGGAATTAAATACTTCTTTACTTTTTATAAATTTTTGTACATAGTTATAGTACAAAGGATATATGAATGTTATCAACCAACCAGTTCTATGCTTAAATGGATTATGGCAGGCTCTTAACACCAAAACTGTTAAAGAGGCGTTTATTGCTATGATGGGCGGCATTGATGGCAAAAGTCCTGCCGCTCTTGCTATTGACATGAACTTTCCGGTTGATAAGGATGGTAATGTTGACTGGGATAGCCCAGAATATGTTCAGCCGGTTGATTGGGAAACTTGGCAAAAACTACCTATTCGTGAATATGATCTTGCCATACATACGTCTACTATGGCTATTCGTGCCCCGCGAGTAATCATTCAACCAAACTATAGCAAGATGCCTGTCATAAATCCTCGTCCTACTAAAGAAAGTATTCGTAAGCGAGATGGTGGTATATGTCAATACACAGGCAAGCAACTTTCTTGGCGTGAAGGTAATGTGGATCACGTTATACCTAGAACCAAAGGTGGTAGAAACACTTTTGAGAATATGGTATGGTGCCATAAAGATATTAATAGCAAGAAAGCAGACAGAACGCCAGAACAGGCCGGTCTTAAACTTATTCGCAAGCCACAAGCACCGAAAGCCATACCAGTCAGTTCTACCATCAACATCGCACATCACCCAAGTTGGGTTCACTTCTTGGACAATGTGCTGGAGGTAAGAGGCAAAATGGCTTCTTGACAAACATAGTGCTATAGCATATAGTTATGGCACTATTTTTATATGATTACAGTATATGTTATACTATTCCTATTGCTCGGACTTGTATCTTATTTATTTTATTCCAACAATAAACTGAATAAACTGATAAAAGCACAAGATGTTGCTCATAAAAAAGCACTCGCTGAAGCAGGAAACGCGATAACAGATACATTAAAGATTGCTTTTGATAATATAAAGCAGCATAATGTCAAGTTGGATAAACTAAATAACAAACATACAGAATATCAATCAAGATTTCATAGACTTGAGCAGCACTTACAACAACTGCTGGCTAAGTATAATAAAGATAATGTCAAGGAACTAAAAAAACAGGAGCCCGAAAATGAACGCAGAAACAAAACAAGTTGAGTTTGGTAAGTTAGCGGTTGGAGCAAAGTTTTATATGTCTAAACCAGTAGACAATGCATCCGCATCATTTACAAAAATCACATCGTCCAAGAGCGATAATGGTGTATGGTCAAATGCCAAGAACGGTTTTGGATTGACTGTATTCGTTCAGTACGATAAACGTGTTTGGATCAAGAACTAAAATGCCCAGAGCAAAGAAATCCACAATAGAATCTGCTCCCAAGGCAAAAGGACTGTTTGATCATATCAACCACGTTCGTGAGAAACAGGATCCTGATTATTTTGACAAACTGTCTGATGCAGACAAGAAAAGTTGGTCTAACTTTATGGTATGCCGATTTTTGAGCATGCAGCCTGAACTTATTGATGCCGTGAACCAAGTACAAAAGTATAGTGGCGTTTTGTCTCCGAAGGACTTTTATAAGGTATTGATTGCGTTTGTACCAAAACGCAGAGCATTCTATCCATATATCAAGTCAAAGTCTGAAAAGTATAATCCTCAGTTGTTGAGACTGTTGTCCACCCATTTCCAAGACAGTGAAAGAAATGTATTGGAATATATATCTATCTTGACAAAGGACGATGTTGTAAACATCATAGGCAAATACGGTTATACAGAAAAACAGACCAAAGAACTACTTGAAGCATGAAAAACGTGATTGGACTATCCGGCGTTGGCCGAAGTGGCAAAGACACCTTTGCCAGTATACTTGAGATTAAACTTCAACAGGCGGGATATTCGGTAAAAAAAGTTTCATTTGCCGGTCCATTGAAACTAGATTGCCAAGCATTCTTAAAAGACTATCTGAATATTGATGTATTCACGCAGAATACAGAAGAAAAGACTTTGTTCAGACCTATGCTTGTATGGTATGGCGATGCTCAACGCAAAAGAACTGAAGGAAAGTATTGGACAAATCTTGCGAGCAAAGAGATTGAAAACAGCGACGCCGATTACTATATCGTTACTGATGTGCGATATGATCATTACCCTGTAGATGAACTACAGTGGTTGAAAGATACGTGGAAAGGCAAACTGTGTCATATCAGCAAGTATACAATGTTCAGAAATCCATTCCCACCGGATAATAGAGTGTTTGTAGAGCCCGCTAATGATCACGAAGCAGTAAATGATCCAAAGATCAAAAAGGCGGCAGACTTTGTTGTAGAATGGCCAGATATAAGCGAAGGCAAGCCGATAAATGAACGAGAACTATTGCTCAATCCTACGCTAAATGAATATGTTGATGAGTTTATTGCCGCGTGCAATATTCTTCAGAAGTCGTCTTCTTCGTCGTCCTCACCATATTCTTTATCTTCTTCATCGTCATAATCCGAATCTCGCTCGTCATAGTTCTCAAGTTCTTCTGTAAGATCTTTGTTGAGAGCGGCAAAATCGTCTTGATCCAACTCAAGTTTGGCGATCATTGATGATATAAGCAACGCAAGTTCTTGTTTGGTAAACTTCTGTTTCCCCAAGTTCTCAACAAACTTGTCTGATATAACATACAACACCTTTCTTCTTTTATCTTTATCACTTTCTGAATATATGATGCCGGGTATTGGATTATCAGAGTTATGCATGTCGCTCAAACGTTCCATTTCTTCTTTCAACATCTGATCATACTCTTCTTCATTTGACGCAAGTTGCTTAATGATACTTTTTAACTCTTCTATGTCTTTTTTTCTCACAACCTTTGCCACAGAAAATGTACGTAGTATTCCTTTTTTCTGCAATATATGGGTGAATGGTTTATTGTTCATAGTTTGTTTATCTAAATAAATATAAGAATTTTACATTTGACATCACTATTGCTGTGATATAGTGTATAAAGTATGTCTACTAACGATTTTTACGAGGAACCCGCGATTGTTACTCCACAAACTGCCGAACCTGAAAAGAAAAAGATCAAGTCGGTAAGTTTTAGTCAATATGCTATGTGGCTTAAGTGTCCGATGCAATGGAAACTGTCGTATATAGACAAACTTGCTCCATATGAAGCAAGCATACATACAGTATTTGGTGACGCAGTACATTCTGCTCTACAAGAGTATCTGAGATTATTATACAATGTAGATACAAGTGCCGCTGATAGTTTTGATTATTATGCGGAGTTTACCAAAGTATTCGAAGAAGGTTTGAAAGATCTCAAGATTGCCAACGATGATCAATTAAAGTTGACTGAGAGTGAGTTGGAAGATCTTGACCTGATTACTCCATCTATCGTTGAAGAGTTTAGAACTGATGGTAAGGTCATTCTTGACCACGTTACCGGCTATGCTATTAGAAAAAAGCACTTTCCAAGCAAACAGTATGAAGTAGTTGGTATTGAATTGCCGTTAGAGATCCCACTTCGCGGCGGTACTATACTATATAAAGGCTTTCTTGACATTGTACTCAAAGACAAGGCTACGCAAAAGATCCTTATTTTAGACTTCAAGACAAGCACTCGTGGCTGGAACAAGTATCAGAAGATGGATAGAACCAAGATTGATCAGTTGTTATTATACAAACGATTCTATCATCAGATGTTCAAGGTACCAATGAATGAGATTGAGGTTGAGTTCTTTGTCGTTAAGCGTAAACTATTAGAAGATGTGGAGTTTCCTCAACAGCGTATTCAGCGTATATCACCACCGGATGGTAAGTTGAGTATGAAAGAAGTTGAAAGTGCGTTTTTGGAGTTTATCAACAGCGGCTTTACAGCAGAAGGTGAGTATAATAAAGAAGGTCACTTTCCCAAGAACCCCGAAAAGGCTCGCAAGAACTGTAAGTATTGCGTGTTCAAGACGCTAAA